CCGAAAGTCTCAAGCCTCAAAACTTAAAGCTTATTCTCGAGCTCTTCGACTGTTTTATAACCTCCCACAATGAACACTCTCGTTCAACAATTTAAAAGAATGTACGTATCTGAAAATGATACAAACTTTACTTTTACTGGCATCTCAAACTTCAAGCCTGCTACTATGAAACCAAATCCTGTAGCAATTGAAAACCACAAAACTACTGTTTTACACGCAATGTGTAAATACTTCACTCCTAAAGTGATAGAACAAGTTTTACTTAAAAGACGCTCTATCATTGATCCCGAGCTCGTTTTGCTCGACTTCTTTGACGGGGACATCCCACCCCATCGCGTAATCAAGGACCACCATTACTGGCACGCCGTTGATTATACACGAAGACTCTTTATGCCACCACACAAATGTAGACCTGCACATATCTTAGATATACTGCATCATTATCCAATGAAACATGATACAAATGCTGAAGCACCGTTCTCAACAGAACCTTTCTTTCTTAAACAACTCAATGCTCCTATCTATCGTGAACGTCACAACCTACCTGAAAATGCAAAACCAAGCACTGGCAATATGAAAAACATCATTTTTGACTGGGTAAGACAATGGCACCATGAAATCAAGAACAATGAAGTACCATTTGATAAATACATGTACTATATGCTGTTACACACCAAAACGTCTATCGTAGACGAACATGATCCTGATAAACTTCGAACAATCTGGGGATTTCCCAAAATCTCAGTTATTGCAAGAATAATATTTCTCTGGTCATATGTCGCTCACCTTAAACGAAATCCTGGAAAATCACCAATTCTCTGGGGATACGAAACAATACTTGGCGGATGGTTCCGACTAAACCACGAACTCACACGCTCTTTCTTACGTATTACAATAGTAACACTAGACAAAAGTCGCTTCGACAAATACTTTTTGTTTGAAATAATGGATGATATTGAAAATATATATCGTTCTTACCTCGACTTTGACAATGGATACCTCCCAACTCAAGAATATCCCGAAACGGATAAAACCTGGAATCAACACAAGGCACAACGCCTCGAAAGACTCTGGCAATTCACACGCTATACATTTCGAAACACACCCATCGTACTCCCTGATGGTCGAATGTACAAACGCAAATTCGCTGGAATGCCCTCCGGCTGTTACGACACTCAACTGAGTGACACGTTTCACTTTTCAATCACAGACTTAACTGTCTTATTCCAAATGGGTTTCTCCGAAGAACAAATCCTCGTTCGCAAAGGACAAGGAGATGACATCATCTATGCTCTTTCTGTTTTCATACCTCCCTATGAACATGAAACCTTTCTTTCTACATACTCCATGATCGACAAAGATCGCTTTGGAAGCATCACACGACCCGAAAAGTGTGAAGTCTCCAACACACCTGAAGGTGCACAATCCTTAGGTTACCGCAATCACCGCGGAATACCACACC